TGCGCGATCGCTATGCGACCTTTGAGGAGCTTGCACCTCCGGATGTGCCGCGGAAAAAGTTTGTGGAGATGTGCTTTAGCGCTTGGGAAAAGTCGTGCGAGCTTGATCAGAAAATCGAGGAGCTGCGGAAGAAGATCTGTGACCTCCACTTTCACTACGCGGGAATGGCCGGCTTGCTCTGCACTGCCTCTGTCGAGGTTTCCGAGGAGACGCGGGAGTGCATCGAAGCGGCTCTGGCGGATTGGTGCAAGCTCAACCCGGGTTGGCGAGTAAAAAAGGTTTTGAGTCGATACTCGCTGATTCCTCCCGAATGCTGATTCCGCCCAAATAAGGAGAACCTCATGATCGTCCAGTGCCCACATTGCGGGGACATTCTCGATATTGAAGCTGAGCTTGGCGCCGCCAGCGCCCTGTGTGATTGCGGGGCGCTCGTTGAAATCGATGAGGACACAGGCGAAGTCTGCATCGTGTCAATCGAAGAGACAGGCGAAGAGACAGATTAGTGCGGCCGAAAATCTCCGGAAAGTACAAGCAAATCATACTTATTGGAGGGATTCACGAACCCAAAAGGGCTGCGAGTGTTTCTCAGGAGAGAGTCGATGAAAATTCTTCAAGTCGTTTGGTGCTATGCGAAACTGATCCTGTTCTGCGTCGCGGTCGCGATTGCCGTATACATGGCCATCTGGATCCTTTTTGTTATCGTTCTTGCAGGCTACATTTGCTACCACTTACCATAGAGTAGGAGAAAAATATGTATGAGGAACCAACCGTCTGGGTTAAAGCCGACAAATTGCTCGAGCTTTGGCGCAAAAACGGGGGCCCGGGCTTGGGCAAAGATGTTTGCGACTGGGCAATCCAAAAAATAGAAGATCTGCAGGCGGCTGTTGACCGTCTTAAGCACTTTGCAGCTGGCCGCGGGAGCGTGAGTGAGGCCGACGACTGGACGGAGACGGCCCTTCTGGTGGACGGACTTTATGACAGAGTCGATAGGCTGAGGGCTGAGAACAATCGTCTGCATGATGCGTGGTTTATCGACGAAACAATGCAGGATGATGGATCCCTACGCCCGTCCCTTCGCGATACGCTGGAGAGGTTGGAGGTGCTGGAGATAGAGAACACCGATCTTCGCGAGAGAGAGGAGTACTGGACGCCGTGCAAGAATTCTGAGCCAACGAAGACCGACTGGTACTTGGTGACGCCGGAAAGAGGGAAGCGCGTTGCGTTCGCCTATTATTCGGCGTCCACTGGTATTTGGGACACAACCTACAGGGTGATCGCTTGGCGCAAACTACCGAAGATTTACAAGGAGACTGGCGATGAGTGAGAAGGCAGTCGATGTGACAAAGATTCCGACTGAGGAACTGATCAAGGATTTGGACGACACGGTCGAAGACATTGCCGCCTGCAGGGTCGCCCTCGCGTACGGCTTGACGACTTACAGTGACGGCTCCGTGCAAGACCGTTTGGACACCAACCTGAGGATCAAGGACGTCATCACGGCCGAATTATTGCGTCGCGCAGGGATTAATTCGCCGCGCCAGTGTCAGCCAATCTCCTGATAACCAGTTGTGGTATGATCAATATTTATAATACAATACAAGAACAATTTGCTTGCTTTTGTAGTTTTCATTGTTTATATTATCTCGACAACGAGACAAATAGAAGATGATCGTTGTTGGCCCCGGCGGTGAATCCCACACCGCACTGCCGGGGCATCCAGCTACCATAGCTCAGACGGTAGAGCTCCTCACTTGTAATGAGGGTGTCGCGGGTTCGATTCCTGCTGGTAGCTCTACGTCACGCAATCCCAATGAATTCCCCGACACGCGCTGACGTACTGAGAGAGCGTTGCATAGCGGTATGCGACGGTCGATTCAGAGCAGAGACCCTTGAGTTGCTTGCTGCAAACACGCTGTCAAGGGAAGCGACATAGAGCAGGGCGCGACTTTGTGTGCGGCTTTGCGGTGCAGTGAAGACAGGCCACCATGCTTGGCAACGTTGCGCTCTGCTCTTGTTTTTGCCGCGGTAGACGAGTGGTTAAGTCGCGAGGCCTTCAACCTTGAGATCGCGGGTTCAAATCCCGCCCGCGGTACAGATTATTACGGAGACCATTATGAGTATGAAGATCAACAAAAAGACCGCACGGCCAACCTTCGGCCAATGGCTACATCTCAATCGCATCGATAAGACCAAGTGCTTGGGCAAGTGCAAGCCCGGGGAGTGTTGCGAGGAAGAACATATAAAGCAACACGAAAAAGAGTACAGGGCCGAGATGTACAACGACGATGTCCGCCTCGGCATAGCCAAGAAGGAGTAATAAGTGTTCAAGAGAGACGTTTCAGAACTCGGTGTCGCGTTCATCGCACAGCATGAAGGCTTGCGCCGCAAGGTGTACCTTGATGTGGGTGGACTCGAAACTATCGGCGTGGGCCATCTGCTCACAAGGGGCGAAAAGACAAGCCGCAATATTGTTATTAACGGGCAAGAATGCCTGATCGACCAAGGCCTTTCTGTTCAGCAGTGCCACCAGCTGCTCAGACAAGATCTGCAGAATGCCGTTGAAATCGTCAACAGATCAGTCCATAACGACCTCGGGCAAAATGAATTTGATGCTCTCGTCTCGTTTGTATTCAACGTCGGCGGCAGAGCGTTCCGGCAAAGCTCGCTTCTCAGGCGCGTAAACTTCGGAATGTTTGGATCCGTGCCGGCGGAATTCCGCAAGTGGATCTATGTTAAGGGCGTCAAGAGTGAGGGCCTGCGCAGAAGGAGAGAGGCCGAGGCTAAATTGTGGTTCACCGGCGATTACGGGTTAGAGGAACAGTAGATGACCGATTTCAAGCCAAAAAAATATCCCGGCTACTTCATAACATTCGAGGGTATCGACGGGTCCGGCAAGTCAACTCAAGCCAGACTTCTGTACGACTATCTGATTGCCACCTACGGCGACGACTCTTCAGTCCTCGTCCGCGAGCCGGGCTCTGAGCCAGTGGCTGAGAAAATTCGGCACTTGATCAAGACCGCATCCTCAGGGCTTACCAATCTTGCAGCCACCTTTCTTTTCGAGGCCGCCCGTGCGCAACTCGTCCAAAAAGTTATCGTCCCGGCACTTGAGCGCGGCAAAATCGTTATTTGTGATCGATTCGCCGACTCAACGGTTGTGTATCAATCGATGTCGGGAGAGACGCCGCGGGGCACGATCCTTGACCTGAATTACTATGCAACCGGCGGACTGATGCCAGACCTAACCTTTTTCCTGAAGATCAGCCCGGATGTTGCGATTCGCAGGGCCGAGGTCCGTAACGCCGCCGAGGGTGCCCACGACAGACAGTTCGATTTCTTTGATGCATCCAAGTTTGCCGCTCTTGCTCATGGCTATGAAGAGCTGGCGCATCGGTATAAGCACAGGGTGGTAACGGTGGACGGGGAAATGACGGCCAGCGCCATCAAGCATGAAGTATGGTGCGTATTGAATAGCGTGAAAGTTCGCAAACATCATGTGGACATTAAGGAGAACGAGCAGTGAGCAGAAAAGACGAAAAAGAATATCAGGATAGGGCGATCAAAGAGGCAGTGGCATTCGTCCGCAGAGAAATCCAGAGCAGCTACGCCGCGGGCGTCTCTACTCGGGAGGCTCTCAAGGCCGGCACCATGGCAGCGGTGGCGATGGCTCAAAAATACCCGAAGTACGAAAGCGCCATAATGTACTTTTGTGAGCAGGAAAAGACGCGCCTCGGCGAAGCGATGCAGGCGACTGATCGGAGTCACGATCACAGGCCTGCCCTTGAGGTCGCGTGGAGGGCCGAGCGCGAAAAGGCTGCAGTGGCAAAGAAGGCAAAGAGGGCGATGAAGGTGACGCAGTAAGCCGCGGTTCCGCGTTACATACAACCCTAACAAACAAGGAGTACATCGTCATGGAAGCACTCAAAGACAGAACTTGGCTAAGCGCCCAAGAGGCGGCGGATTACTTGGGTTGCAGTTATGCCAAAGTGTTGCGGATGGCCAAAAACAGAGAGATTCCCAAAAACACTAAGCTTGGCCTGCTAAAATTCAATCGTCAACAACTCGACGACTGGATGTTGACTGGTAGTGAGGATCCTGAAATCAGCAAGTAGTAACGTCGTATTGCATTCTAACACAACCGTTGTTAGAATGCATACAGTGCGTTACCGTTCTATTTTACTACACTTGTACGCAAGTTTGGTAAAATAGAACGAGCTCGGCGCGTAGCTCAGTCCGGTAGAGCAACCGGCTGATAACCGGTAGGTCGTTGGTTCAACTCCATCTGCGCCGACAACAAAACTTGGACGCGTGAGCCCACCCGATCATTGGGCCTTCCCTCGTTCACACGAGGTGATGGTGATTGAATTCACCCGCGTCCGGTGTTGCGCGTTTGCACCGACGGGTCACTCCCGTCAACCGAGCCCGGAAAGGCGGCATGGTATGCTGACTGAGTAGCGGTGCGCGGTGCCAGAAGGCTCGTAACCTTCCGCGCAACGTTTTGCCCCCGTCCTGACGGTTGGGAAGCTGGCTCCGGGAGTGGCTGGCCGGTACGGCGGGGACGGGGCAATTTTATCGCGGCGTGGAGAAGTGGTCTAACTCACCAGCCTCATGAGCTGAGGATCGCCGGTTCGAATCCGGCCGCCGCTACTAACCCTTAATGAGGGCGCTGGCGCTGCGCTGTGGATATAGGACACAGGGCGCTACGGCAATGCCTCATCCGACAGTCGCAAACCGCCATAGGACACGGCGTGGCGGGGAGCGGTGCCATCGTGAAGTCGGAAAAAAGTCCGCACAGCAAGTTGCGTGCGGACCGGCGCCAGCGCGGTTTGTTCTTTGTTTGCACTGCGGCGTGGAAAGCAGACACGCCTAATCGTAAGGCTGATAGGTCCGTACCAAGGTAGCCATACTAGTTGGCGAGGTAGGTACGCAAATCTTTAGACGTAAAATCAGAGCCGGAGTAGCGCCCGGCCAGTGCAAGCAAGTTTTATCGCGGAAGAGGCGCACTGTTGGTTGGTCGCGACGGCCTGTAAAGCCGTTCTCTTTGGAGCACCGGAGGTTCAATTCTTCCCTTCCGCACAAGGCGGCAGCGCGAAAGCGTGACACGCGGCAGTCCAGCCGGTAATGGGTGTAATGACTGCCATATCTAAACCAAAAATCCGGCCTGCCGCCGAACTTTGCTTGGAGAAACAAAATGATAGTTTCCGAAGAGGCCACCAACAAACTCATCAGCTGCGCATTGTTTGCCCTGAAGCATATGGACATTCGCAAGCGCGGCGCTATTATGTGCAGGACTCGCGATGACGGGACCTTCGAATTCGTTGACTGGAAGGCTGATTTTGTTGATGCCCTCAAATCGGCCGGCATCGGAATAGACGAAGAAAAGTTGAAAAAGATCAGGGGCGAAAAATAAGGAGAAGAACGTGCCATACGAAGTAATTACGACTGGACGCGTGCCAATCAAGACTTGGGCAAATGACGTCGATGTGCCAACGCTCGAACAGGCTACCAACTTGGCCAACCTTCCCTTCGCTCACAAGTGGGTAGCTCTAATGCCTGACGCTCACGCCGGATACGGCATGCCGATTGGCGGGGTGCTTGCCGCCAAAGACGCAGTGATACCGAACGCCGTTGGCGTAGACATCGGTTGTGGTGTGTTGGCTGTCCAGCTGGAAGGCATTATACCGAAAGACGTCGACCGCCGTGCCCTAGAAGAAGTCCGTGAACGAATCATCAGAATGGTCCCAACCGGCTTCAATCACCACAAGTTTGACCAGAGCTGGTCCGGACTTGCTAACCCTCCGGACATCGACGTTATTCAGCGCGAATTGGCGTCCGCAAAAAGACAGCTTGGCACTCTGGGCGGCGGGAACCATTTTATCGAGATCCAGCAAGGAAACGACGGACATCTCTGGGTGATGATTCATTCTGGAAGCAGGAACCTTGGCTTCAAGGTGGCCAAAGAATACAATGCCATCGCGCAGAAGCTGTGCAAGATGTGGCATGTAGGCTTGCCGTCAAAAGACCTCGCATTCCTTCCAGATGGCGCCAAGGAGTACGGGGAATACCTTGAGGCCATGCAGTACTGTGTGCGATTCGCTCGCGCAAATAGGCTGCAGATGATGAGCGCCGTCGCGGCGGCGATTTACGGCGCGGTCAAGTCTGTCAGGATTGGCTTGGAAATTCATGTTGCCCATAATTATGCGGACATAGAGCACCATTATGGCGCCAATACCATGGTACACCGAAAAGGCGCCGTTCGGGCTCGATCCGGCGAGTACGCTGTTGTTCCGGGGTCGATGGGATCAAATAGCTACATCGTCAAAGGCCTTGGCAATCCAGAGAGTTTTATGTCATGCTCTCATGGTGCCGGCCGCCGCATGGGCAGAAAAGCTGCCAGAGAAGCCCTAAACCTCGAAGAGGAGCAGAACAAGCTTAGCGGTGTCGTTCACGGACTTGCAACCACAGAAGATCTTGACGAGGCCTCGGGAGCCTACAAGGACATCGATGTGGTCATGAACAATCAGACTGATCTGGTCGAGATAGTGACAACCCTGACCCCACTGATGTCGATAAAGGGCGGCGCGGACAACCCCGAATAAAGTCGCTTTCCGCAAGCGACCAAAACTAATAATAGAATTAAAACCATAAAATATAGTGCGTTGCGGCACTTGAGGAGTGCTTGGCAACGAAGGTTGTGCGTTTTGGTTGTGAGGTTTGTGAGATGAGTGGTTATGGAACTGACGTTGGTCTTGCTGGGAAAAAGTGCAGCAGAAGAGGCTGTTCCGAGAAAGCAACAAAGTGGTGTTCAATTGAGCATAACTTGGCCTACTGCAACAAACACTTCAGTTTTCGAACGATGAGAATAGGCGCCATGAGTTGGAAGAAGGCAGTCCCTGAATGGAGTGAGCTTGATGCTCTTCTTCGCAAAAACCAAGACATGGTTTGTCCTTATTGTTCGCGATCGATGACTTGGGGGCGAGAGCTTGGCGCCGGGCGGCAGATGACGCTGCAGCACATGGACGGCGGGGGGTATGAGTTTATGTGTTTCAGCTGCAACATAAAACACGGACACACGAACATGAAGGACAGAAACAAATTTTTAAAAATTTCTGAAAACGAAAAATGGTGTCCGACTTGCAAGACAATCCACCCAATTAGTAATTTTTACAAAAACAAGACGAGAAGAGATGGATTAGACTGTATCTGCAAAGAATGCCGGAAAGGGTTGGTTCTTGAAGCGTATCTTCAAGAGCGTCCTAGCGCAAAACCATATAGACCGCGCAAGAAAAGTGTCATTGAAATCCGCGACGAAGGGGCCACTCGCTACAACTTTGATCGACAACTAAGGCTTGTCTGAGACGCTGATTATGAGCTGGCTTAAGTCAAAAATTGCAACTACTGCTTCCGTCTTTATCGTGAAGCGCGTTCTGAAAAAGATTTTCAAGAGGATTGATGCCATGAATGATGGTAGCTGGAAAAGCGTGGTGACAGTCATCGCGATTGCGGTGATTGCGATCGCCGTCGGATTTTTTGCCGGGTACTCTACAAAGAAAGTGCCGCCCCCCGAGGTGGTCTATGTCGATGTCCCGGTCACGGTGCGAGACACCGTCAAGGTTGAGGTGCCGCCTGTTTCTCACGCGAACATGCCCGCGCAGTCACACGCGGGCGCGAAGCCTGTTCCGGTCACGGCCGATACGAGTGACGCCGACTTGGGTGAGCCCGCGGACACGACAATGGCCGAAGCTGCATACCTTGATCTTGTGCTCAAAAGCCACGAAGAGGAGTACGGGCGTCTTTTGCTTGCCTACCGCATCCCGTTGAATGTCTTTGATGTGGATTTTTACCCGACGCCGCGCAAAGAGATCACGGTTACCAAGTATATCTACAAGGACGCTCCGTGGTATGCCAAGCCCATCGTAACAGTGGCGGCTGGCGTGGTGGCGGGAATTGCGATCGAGAGGCTGCGGTAACATCGGCCGAAATTTACAGTGAAGCGAGTTGAGACATGAGGGTAACAATCACATATGAGCTGCCGGACGAACAGCATGACTGCAAGTGCGCACTCCATGGCGTGGATCTGCTGCGCATCATCGAAGAAGTTGATGACGATCTGCGGAAAATTTTGAAGTACAACTCAAAAAAATTTAAGAGTCCTGCCGAGGCACTCGAGTATGTCAGGGATCTTATTCGGCAGGAGTTCAATGACCGCGGAATGAATCAGGATTATTTTGCAGGGTAGGGCTATGCCTATATACTTCACGGAAAAAGGGGTTAAGGCTGAGATTCCGGAGGGATATTACCGCCAACGCAGACCAAAAGGGTTGTGCGCCAAGTGCGCAGAAAAAGATAAGAGGATTACTGAGCTTGAGGGACGCCTTGCCGATGCCATTCTATCCCTTAGCCAATGCCGACAGGCCTCCGCCGAAGCAGGAGAGAGACATGATTGACTTGAAAGAAACATTTGAACGACTCAACGACCAGTATCTGAAATTCAACCAGATCGACATTGAAGACCGGCCGTTTTCGCGTCCAGATCTCTGTGCGTTTGCCCGGATTGACCATCTGGTCACCAGCGAGAATTGGAGCGATATCATCGGTTCCGCAGAGCACGACGAGATCTGTCTTGATGTAGACTGCGTTGAGCTGGCCGCCGTCGCCACCGAAGAGGATGTTCTCTACTTGGTCCGCTGTGGCGTGATGTACGACGGGCACTTGGAATGTCTGGCGATGTTCGTGTGAACTAGGTTACAGGAGTTATGATTTGTCCAAAAGCAGTAACCGCTCTCGTCCCGGAGAGTGCATCGGGGAGATTGTGACGATTCGTCTGCTGGAAGCCAAAATCGAGAAGCTGCAGAAACAAAACGACGCCTTAAGAAGAACGGTTTTCGAGCTAAAGAGTAGACTTAGAGCACGAAGAGAGATCCCCAAGGCATTCGAGGGCTTTCCCAATAAGGACATATAGGAGGTTAAGTTGGGCGTTCTGGAAGAACTCCACCGTAAGGGGCTGATCAAACCGCCCACTTTTGTTTTGGATACGCACTACGAAGTCATGATGGGGTCTGTGGCATACGGTGTCTCGACGGACACCTCGGACATTGATATCTATGGATTCTGTGTCCCGCCAAAGAAAATGGTGTTTCCTTACTTGGCCGGCGAGATCGACGGATTCGGCCGACAAAAGCAACGCTTTGAGCAGTTCCAGCAACACCATATCGCCTGCGACGAGAAAAACTATGACCTGTCGATATTCTCGATCGTCAAGTACTTCTCGTTGTGCATGGACAATAATCCCAATATGATTGACTCGCTCTTTGTCCCTGAGTTTTGCGTGTTGAAGAGCACCAAGATCGGTAACATGATCCGAGACAACCGCAGGATCTTTCTGCACAAGGGTTCGTGGTTCAAATTCAAGGGCTACAGCTACAGCCAGATGCGCAAGATGGAGAACAAGATCCCGGAGGGGAAGAGGAAGGAGGGCGTAGAGCGATGCGGCTTTGACACCAAGTACGCCTATCACCTCGTACGGCTGCTGAATGAGGTCGAAATGATTCTCACCGAGCACGATTTGGACCTTCTGCGCAACCGGGAGCAATTAAAGTCGATCCGTGCCGGCGGCTGGACACTCGATCAGGTTCGTGAGTACTTTTACTCCAAAGAGAGAGAGCTCGAGACCCTGTACACTCAGAGCGTGCTCAGGCATTCGCCCGACGAGGGCGCAATTAAAGCGCTGCTTCTGGCGTGTTTAGAGGAGCACTACGGATCGGTCGACGTTGTAATAGAGGGAGAATATGAGCGAGCAGTTGCAGAAATTAAAAGAATCGTTTCCCGCCTCTGATCTTTGCAACTTGGCCGGGGTGGTGTTGCGTTGCGTCTTTTTTAACCATGTTCCGCTTCCAGAGCGGCTCGGAGCCGATCTATACCGGGAGACAGTAAAAATGATGAGCGAGGTCTTGGGTACGAATATGCAGGAAGTAAATACAGCCGTGTTCGAGACGTTCGGGGAAATTGAACATCCCAAAAAACATGACAAACCCGATAATTTCTTTGACTTGATTGAGGAGAAACGAAATGAGTCTGTTTGACTTTCGAAAAGCAGTAGAGCTTAAGCGAAAAGATGTCCCGTTCTACGCACTGATAATGGCGGCGATAATGAGGGCCGACAACATCAACAGCCAACTGCTCAAAGCTGCTTGGCCCGAGCTTTGGGCGGAAACCGAACGGCGCTACAATGCCCCCGGCGGCGTCCTTGAAGAGGACAATGTACCGGAATGGTACAAACAAATCACCCTGTAACTTGTTATAGTTTAAAGTACTTGACAATCACTTTTATATTGGCTAAATTGTCTCGTAAACAAGACAAAATGGGAGACCAGAGATGACGCAAAAGGCATATAGACACACGAGCAGCGATCGGCGCAAGAAGAAGACCAACCAAGGACAGTCGCCCTTCAGCAAATTCAAGGGGCACCGCAAGGGGAAGAAGTCCCGCGGGCAAGGAGATCTGCGGCATTGAGCGAACTTGACGACATTATCGACGTCGGGGACTTGGTGGTGTGGGAGATCAAACAGTGCGGCAAGACCTATCATCGCATCGGCGAGGTAGTGCTTTGGATTGGACCCCGGAAACAGCTTCGTATGGCTATCCCGCAGGACCACTACGACACCTACGACTTCAACTCAGTCGAAGATCTCTCGAGGATGCGCGATCAAGAAAGCTATCTCATTGCCTCTATGCAAACATCGGGGCGCCGGCCGTCTGTGTTTTGGCCCCACGCCCACAACCTCATTAAGATCGGCCCATTTACTCTTGCGGCGAGACTTTGCGGCGGCGGAAGGACGGCGACCATCTCGTCCTTGTCTGAACTGCACGAGGCCACGCTCTGCGCGGGCGGCAGGAAAAGATACACGCACACCTCTAGGCAAATTGCCAACGCAGTCTGGGGCGTCATATCCGGCGCTCCGGCCCGAGATCTAATCTATGATGTTCAGGTAGACTTCTTTGCCAGACCGAATCTCGCAAGCAAGAAGCTTATAGAGGCCAAGATACGCCGCGGTAGATTGGCCGACGACGTAATTACCAGTCCCGTCTTTCCAGTAGGTCTGCCCGGGGAGCAAACACCCCCGAGTGTCCGCCACAAAATTGCCGGGGTGGATTAGGACGTCGCTGAACCCGGGGACACCCGTAATCTCTATCATCGGGTGGTCCACGCCGAACCGATTGCTGAGACGCTCGTAGAAACCGCCCCAGCAACGCAACGCAAGCTTGTATCTCCCGGCAGGGATCCTTGTTTTGCCGGGCTCTTTTTTGTCCCTCTTGCCGTCCTCTAGGGTGTAGCAGGAGTACACTTCTTTATCGTCACTAACGATAGAAAAGTAGCGAATAGTCGAGTCTGGTGTTTCTTTTCTAAGCTTCACAAAGACTTCGATCATAACGGTATCCTCCTCATAATCTTATCAAATGTAAGCGGTTTTGGCGATCTGTCAAGACGCATATTTACGTCGAGACGGAGGACCGCCCAGATGATACCAGATTATGAGACGCAGGAAGACCGAGACAATCAGCTTGAGATAATATCCATTGCTGCAAAAAAATGGCGCTGTTATTTCGAGATGTCTCCAGCAAAGTGCGCATATGATGCGTCTCTTTTTAGAAACAAAGATGACTCGTTTGCTTCGATCGTTGAGGCTAAGTGGCGCGGCTCGGAAATGGATCGTTACCCGGACTACATGGTGAGTGCCGAAAAGTATCGAGAGCTTCTTAATAGTGCTCAGACTTTCCGTGTCCCTGCTTTGCTGGTCGTCCGCTTTTCAGACCAAATAGCGTGGTGCGACATCGAAATAGCTCACAACACACCGGGTGCCGTCAGGTTCGGATGGGGGAAAAGGAACCAAAGAGGAGGCGTAGCAATTCCGACCGACAGAGAGCTGATGGCTTTCATTCTAAACAATCAATTCAAGGAGCTTAAAGTTGGAAATTAACCTTATTACCGGCAACCCCAAGGTAGAGCTTGTGCAGGCTTGGGGCGGCGACCTGATCGTCTACAAGGCGGCCAGACAATCGTTTGGCGCCAGCGAGGACCCGTCTTGGGATGAGATCAATGGCCTGATCAGAAAGCTGGTCAAGCTTGGCCACGGGACCCCATTCGAACACAGCGGCATCACGGTTTTCGTGAAATGCCCCATCTTTGTCGCCCGGCAGTGGGTGCGTCACCGCATGGCCAGCTACAACGAGGTGAGCGGACGCTACACCGAGCTCAAGCCGGATTTTTATCTGCCTTGGTCGGGTCAAGACAACCCGAGCGCCTTGATGGAGCCTTTTAGGGACGCTTGCCAGAAAGCCTACGATACCTATCTTTCCCTGATCGCGGCCGGTACTCCAAAAGAAACCGCCAGAGGAGTCTTGCCCGTATCGGTCGCGACGCAATTTTACTGCTCGATGAACGCACGGTCTCTCATGAATTTCTTTGCCCTGCGGCTCAGCGACCATGCACAGGCCGATATCAGATGCTGCGCCATTGGCGTGTGGGACATCTTCCAAGAACATATGCCGATCACGGCGCAGGCATTCAAAGTTGAGACAATTGGTGATAGGGCCGGGTATGACGCTTTCAGGCTTATTAGAGGATAAACTTGCTGTCGCTGGAATCGAGAAGGGGGAGCTCATTGCGTTCTGTCCATTTCATGACGACCAGAACACACCAAATCTGGGCGTAAATCTCGAAACGCAGCTGTACCACTGCTTTGCCTGTGGGGCAAGCGGTGGATTTGATCTCGAGAAGGGCGTTGTCTGGCACAAGCGGCAATCTGGAGTCAGCGCTGAAAGAATTCCGCTAGACCAGTGGCCCCCAATCTGGCTCAAGGCCCCCAGTGCGGTCACCAGAAAGCCGGGGCGAACACCGGTTGTAAAGCATAAGCCAGAAGAGTTTAAGGTCGTGCGGTCTTACGAGTACTGTGCGCCTGAGGGGCACGTCCTTTTCATCGTTGACAGGCTGGAACACAGAACGATCCCCGGGAAAAAGCGTTTCGTGCAACGCCTACCCGGGCGCAACGCCAACGAGGGAATCAATGGTGTTGTCAATTTGCCCTATGGGGCGCCTGACATCATTGATCGATACGCGCATACCATTCTTTTGGTCGAGGGAGAAAAGTGCGTCGAGGAGCTCAGAAGGCACGGATATATGGCGACAACGTTCGCTGGCGGCGCCAACTTCCACGCCCAAAAACGTGAAATTGATTGCGCCGTGCTGGACGGACGAGACGTAATCTTGATCAACGACAACGACATGCCGGGCAAGAAATGGGTGGTCAACGCCTACCATGTTTTGAGGACAAAGTCAACGGCAAGAGTTTCTTGGATTAATTCGTCAAAGTTACGGCTACCCAACGTTGGCGATGATATCTATGATTGGTTTCATAGCACCAAGGGGTCTGTGGAGAAGCTCGACAAGCTTATCCGACAGGCAGAATTGGGGCTTCACGATCCGAAGGCCACGCTATCCCCTCACATTCTGCGGCTGGCCAAGTATTTTCATCTTGAGGAGCTGTTTTATGAGCAACCAAAAACCTGAAACCGCCGAAGGCCGGGCAAGGGCGTTCATGGGCAAGGAGCCTACACCTGAACCGGTCGTCCAGTCTGGAGGGCCAAGCGCTATGCGATCCGTCACCGTCCGCGAGGAAGTTCTGTCTCACGCCCTGCAGCTGGTAACCGACGATCGCAACAAGCTTTACGGCCCGCCGGCCGAATCATTCGAGAAAATCGCGATCATTCTGTCGATTCTCATGGGGAAGACGGTCACGCGGGAGGACGTAGCCCTGTTCAATATCGCGCAAAAGCTGGTCCGGAATTCATATGCCGTCAAGGGAGACAATTCTGTCGACCTTGTGGGGTATGGCGCGATCCTGCGCGAGATCGAGGTTTCCCCCCAAAGCCCGCTGTATGCGGCCGTCATGGAGATCATTGGCCGAAAGGAGTAAAGTTATGACAATAATCGCCGAGAGTCAGGAGCTAAAAAACATTATTGCGCAGATCGATAGGATTGCAAGTATTTTATATACAGATAGATGCAGTTCAAGCGATACGTGTGTAAGTCAGTGGCAGCGAAGCCATGTGCTTATATCGGGAGAAACCGGCGTTGGCAAAGAGGTCTTTGGCATGTATTTGGCCAAACAGATCGTCGGGCCATCGTTTTCGGAAGACACCGATGTCGTAATTGAGAACTGCGCAACACTCAATAACGAGATCGCCGACTCCTTGCTGTTTGGGCATGAGGCTGGGGCCTTTACTGGTGCTGTGAAGCAGTCGCGAGGACTGATAGAGACGGCAAATGGCAAGATCCTGATTCTCGACGAAATCGACAAGTTGTCGCCGCCACTTCAAGCGAAGCTTCTGCGATTCTTGGAAACCAGCAAGTTTAAGCGTCTTGGCGGTTGTTCGAACATCCTGCAATCGCGATGTGTCGTTATTGCCATGGGAGTCAATATTTCCCTAATGGCGAAAGACCTCTACTATCGCTTTGCGCACCGAATCAGCATACCTCCCCTTCGTGAAAGAAGGGAGGACATCATCCCGCTGTTCAAGCAATATCTTCGCAGGCAAGATTCAGTAAAGATTGGCAAGGATATTGCATCTCTACTTGAAGCGCACAGCTGGCCCGGGAATGTCCGAGAGATCCGGAATCTTTGCGATCGACTGTCGATTTATGACACTGTTGACGCCGGCACTGTTTTCCGGCTTATTGACAGGCCGGAAAACAGCGACGAAATCAAGGAGTCGACACTCGAGGGCAAGACCTTGGAAGAAATCGAGAAACTGGCCATTGTTTCGGCGCTGAGAAAATATGACTTTGTCCAGCAGGATGCGGCGTCAGCCCTCGGGATAAGCTCTAGGGTGATGTCCTATAAGGTGCGTCAGCATGGAATCAAGAGGGCAGATGAGAATGAATTTGCCTTGGCGGGATAAAATGTCTTGACAAGTTGATTTTTATTTTGTACATTGGCGTCAGGCTTGGCTAATTTACTAATGTTTTTGGAGGTTTCACGCATGGCATCAAGTATCAATAAAGCTCAACTCCTTGGCCGTCTCGGGGCTGATCCGGAATTAAAGAACACTCCGTCCGGGGCCGCCGTTTGTAATCTCAGCATCGCGACCAGCTACAAATACAAGGACAAAACGTCCGGAGAGACGATCGAGAAAACCGAATGGCACCGGGTCGTATTCTGGAACAAAGCCGCGGAGATCGTTGCTCAGTACGCAAAAAAGGGATCCCGCATCTATGTCGAGGGGTCGCTGCAGACCCGCTCTTGGGATGATGACGGCATCAAGCGTTACACCACGGAGGTCAAGGGAGAAGAGTTTGTCCTCCTCGACTCCAACACCAAGTCCGACGGTCGCGCAGAGCAGCACGATCAGGAAGACGATCCGGTAGAACAGCAGGCCCCGGCCGGCGCCCCCACCGAAACCAACGTGGACGACGATCTGCCATTCTAGGACTGAACCAAAACAAGCCGGCCAGCGATGGTCGGCTTGTTCGTTTATCGTAAACCCAACACACAATAACTCAGTAATAGGAGATAGCGCATGTACAATTACAAGGGACCTTCGCCTACACGGCAAGTTCGTGAAGAACAATGGGTTTATTTCTATCTGTGACGACGACTGTAGTGGCTATATCTGTGCTTGACGCCCTGATCAAAGGGAATGTAATGGCCAGATATAGTTGGGCGGAAATGCCCAAGTTCTGGCGGAATAGCAATCTTTACCCAATCATCCTCTTTGGAGCATCGTTTTCAATAACGGCCCTAATTGGACTGTCAGTGTTTCATGGCATCGAAAGCGCTTTATACATCATCTGGGTAATTGTCTGCTGTGCCAGCGGAATTGAAAGCCTGTTGTACTGGTGGTTCTTGCGGCCGCTTAACATTAAGCAAGCTGCGCATTGGAAGCCCGGAGCGCCGATCGCCGGATGGTTCGACTATCCGGAAAAAGCGCCTTGGCTCGACCCATTAATAATCCCACGCATTTTTAGTAAGCCCTCTGCCACGACAACACGGCGTGGCGTCTACAGGTCATCACTGATATTCTCCGCAGCGCTTTTGCTCTGCGACCTGTTTCTGATCTAAGCTTG